AGAGAACGTTTTACCATTGCCCGAGAGACCCGTGATAAACGTAGGGTAGAAGACACGGGACTCAATAATTTTTTTAACGTCACCAAAATTGCCAAACTTGACGAAGGAATCATCTTTCTGAGGAATAAGGTTTTGCTCAATAGCAGGCATAGCAGCGGGTGCCTGGTAGTTCTGCTCAAGTTTTTCTTGAATAGTCAGGTTCCACTTACCACGACCTACCTTGTAATCAGACAGTTTGTTAGAGACGGTCTGATAATTGCAGTCATTCATTGCACACCAAGCACGGATGTCTGCAGAAGTCACAGATTCACCATAAGTTGCTTGGAGTGATTCAATGATGCTGGTCTTGGACAGTCCCATTGGGTTGTTTGTTTTAACTGAAGTAATTATACAATAAAAAAGGGGGTCCGAAGACCCCCTGTGGACAGTTAGGAAAGTGGATCACTCACCCTCTGCTTCCTTAATTTCTTCAATCAGAGTCTCTTTACTACGGCGTCTATCGAGTTCAATACCCAAAGTTCTACCGTACTCTTCAAGTTCTTTCTTGTTCATCTCTTCCAGAGGACTTGCCTCTGTGAGGACTTCTTCCTCAGGAGTAATAAGAACTTCTTCTACTACTGGTTCTGGAGCAGGTGCTCCGCCACCTCTCAGTAAATCACCAAATTTACTCATTTTCCATAACCTCCTTTCTTTTTAGGTTTAGAACCGCAGGAACCTTCAATAATTTCGGTTCTCTGCTCATCGGTAAGAGTAAGCATCTGCTTGAGTGCTTCCTCTTCGGTTGCACCTTCACCAATCAAGTATTCCTTGATGGTATCAAAGATGTCAACCTCTTCCATTCTTGCTCTGGCGCGACCACTCATACGAGAAGTGTCAGGAGATTGCTTCTTCTTCATAGTATCTGCTTTTGCTTTCGCCTGAAGATCAGCAAGTCTTGCTTTTTTAGCAGCATCAGCAGCAATCTTAGGATCCTTAACGGTTCCCTTAGCAACACCAACACCTGCCTTGACTGCCTGGTACTCTGCCTCTCCCTTAGAAGCACCACCAGCAGTAGCAGCCTTACGAGCAGCCTGTGCTGCTCTCAGTTCAGCAGAAGTAGGAAGGCGTCTTTCAAACTTAGTTTCCTCGCCAGACTTAGGACTTACAACAGTGTTTGGAGAACCAGGCTTCAAATTGCTGGTAGGAGACTGAGCAGGTTTCTTATCTGCCATCACCTGTGGTGCTGGCTTCTTAAGTTTATCATTCTGTGCAGGTCCAGTAGGAGATCCTACTTTTATATTTTGACCAACTCTGTTTGTATTTGCCTGAGCAGCAGGACTTGCAGATCTTCTAGCAAAGATACGATCTCGCATACTCAAAGCACCACCAGATGGACTGGTAGGACCACCACTATTTCCTTGAGCAGCTGCGGCTGCTGCAGCTGCTTGCCTATTAGCACGAGCAGCAGCACCACGCTGATTGCGATTTTCTTCAAGTTCCTGAGTTTCCTCAGAAATTACTTCTTGCTCTTGGGTCTTATAGACAGAAGCATATGCTTCCATCATTGATTGGACTTCGTTTGCGTTAATTCTTTCCATTGATCAGTTCTCCGTGATGAGTTCGAACCACTGCTCGCTCATTCCACTGATGATGGAATCTGCGGACTCTACGTCGGTAGCGTAACCTTCCTCAATGAGGTGTGTTACAACCTTTTCATAGATTTCCTTTGTCTCTTTTAATTGTTTTGGGGAAGGTTTCATCGTAGACAGTTTTTCTATACACTTATTTATTCAAGCGATTAGTTCAATGAACTCTCCCAGAACTTTCTTGTTCATCTTTTTACTCTTCAGACTCTTGACGAACGCAGACTTGATTTTTGCTTTTGTTGCTCCATCATCAACATCAAACTCCGAATCATTGGCAAGGGCAGTCGCAGAAAGTGCAAAATATTTTTGATATCCAGCATCATGAAGTGCGAAAGCACGCTCTTTCTTCCACACTTTTTGAATCTTTTCAAAGTTAGAACCCCATCCAGTATATCGACGAATAAAAGCACCAGCATCACGAGATTCCAGAACACGGATACCAATGAAATTTACATCAGTGAAACTATCACGAAGATCTCTGAGGAATACATCACTCATCTGCCACCACTCACCATCAAAAGAATAAGTGTTACCGGTCTTACGATTTCTAAGAAAAGCATTTGATTGAACAGCACCAACTCCAAGATAGGGTTTCTCCTCCCAATGGCGCTTGACTTCACGATGATACTTCATACCACCAGCTTCCCCATCAGAGAGAACAACGCATTGTACTTTTTGAACTTTGTTTTCTTGCTTAAATTGTGGAATAATTTGATGTAGAGTAATAAATGCTTCATTGAGTGGAGTCCCAGAAAGTCCCAATCCAGTAGGAATAAGAACTCCACCCCAGCGATTCATACCCCAGGAAAGACGATAGAAGTTAAGCATTTGCTGCTCAAGTTCTTTGAGTTTTGTTTTAGATGTAAAAATATTCATCATACTAAACCAAGCATTCACACAAATCAAACCTTCACGCTTAGTGTACGCATGATCAGCAGAACTGTATCCGTTGTTTGGTTTTGGATACTCATTAGTGAAAGCATAAACTTCAAAAGGAATTGATACTTTCTTACAGAACCACATCAAGTTAAACAATTGCTTGAGAGTATCTTGGAGAACAGAACCCATAGAACCACTCCAATCAAGAACAAATACCAATCCATGATTCTTACCATCAGCAAGAGTGGTAACTTTCCTGAACAAATCTTCATTGTATTTGTAAGTGTGTAGTTTGGAGCAGTCAAGAACACCAGTGCGAGCAGTTGTAGCACGAGCATAAGAGTCTGCTGCTTTCTTGCACTCAAACTCTTTTACGAGATAGTTGACTTCTTTCTGTGCAGATTTTTTGAACTTCTTAAACTGATCATCAGCAGAAGCAAAAAATTCATCCTTAGTGGTTTCCAACCTTTCTTCTACCCATTCATCCCACTCATCAAAACGAGAATGAATTTCAGAATTAGGAATGATAACTTCATCCAGTTTCAATTTAGGCAGTTCAAGATACACATTCTCCCAACCTTGATTTGAAGCAAGGTCTTTCAGAGCATCTTCCAGGTTCTGAGCAGTGGAAACTTCAAGTTCATCATCATTCTCAGTTCCACCATAGGAATCACTATCTGTAGGTTCCTCAGAATCAAACTCATCAGAATCATAATCATTAGATCCGGGTGTTTCATTAGTTCCGTCAGAAACACTAGAAGTACTTTCCTGAGAATCAGTTTCAGGTTGATCTTCACCTTCACTCTGACCACCCTGAACTTGGAGGTCATCGGTCTTGGTTTTCATCTCTTGCTGTTGCTTACAGTATTTGTAGAGTTCTTCGGCAACATCAAGAACATCATCAAAAGTCTCAGCGTCAGAAATCTTTTTAATCAGAACACGTTCTTCAGAATTGAAATCAATATCAACAAAACTACCAATCTTGAAATAAAGATTTGCCTTATCGGCAAGATTCATCTTATTAATGTCATCATTTTCAATACAGAAAAAGTCTTCATCAGACAATTCCTTGTAACCACGGTAAAAAGTTTTAGTGATGCCAGCGTAACGACGCTTCATCATTTTTTCAATACGAACATCCTCAACAATATTAACAAACTGAGGAGAAATTTTGCGGTCCTTGAACCAATCACTGTCAGGGGTATAGAGGGCATGTCCTACCTCATGAGCAACAAGCATGTCATACACTTGAGAACTTGCCTTTTCCCAAACGGGCAGAGTCAAAACACGAGTATGAACATTGAACTGAGCAGTTTCAACATACTTGTTCTCAACCACCAAGTCTTCAGTCGCAAGGAGTTTGGCAAGTTGAGACTTGATTTCGTGGTGGATCATCGTTTTTCTTTCGTATGAACGTATTATACAAAAGAACCTCGCTTGTTAGGCGAGGTCATGTGACGCTTTTTAAATTGTCTCAGTGCCTCTCTCCTCGCTCGCATAGCTTGAGGTTTGAGGGTACGCTTCCTGTCTTTTTTGGAGTGGTGTTGCCAGTTGGGTAGTTTCATGATTTTATTTATTACCAAGCCCAACAAACGGCAGAATATCGTTCTCCTTTTGTGGGTTCTTTAACTCCATGTGGATACATGAAGAGTGATGGAAATAATACTATATCACCTTTACCCAATTCTAGTTCATAGTTGTCCCAGAAATACAACTGTCCACCTTCATAATCATCATTAAAGTTGATTATAACACTAATAACTGGAATACCCTTTAAATTACCATCAAAAATAGAGTATATATGATCATGATGCTGTTTCATCATTTTACCAGGTTGATACCTGTTAAATCTCAATCTAGAAAATTCAAATGCTATATGTTGAGTTTTAATGCAATCAAATTTATATTTTTGATTATATTCAATAAATGCAGAATGTAAATATTTACTCAAATTTTCCTGCATTTCATCAGATAAATCAGGCAATATATCCAATTCTTTCTCTTCAGGTTCTTGCTTTCCTTCTAACTGACTATACCAGTTGTGAGGAATCCAATCACCAGTTTTTATATAGTTAAGTACATCATCACAAACTAATTCTGGTATAAAGTTCTTTTTATGAAAGATAAAATCTTTTAATTTTGATTCTGGATTATTTTTATTCATTCTTCAACTATTCACATCTGAGGAAATTTTACGAGAAAATCCTTTAATTTTGTCAAACATTATAACACTTTCAAATTTGTCACGCATATCCTGTTTGTGAGATATAACAAAGATGTTGGCATCTTTAATAATATAACGGATGATTTTTAGAAACTCATCAGTTCCAAATCCATCAAGTGAAGAATCAAATACTTCATCCATAATCAGCAGGTTGGTGTTAACAGAATTTTTGACACGCGCTACTTCACGCCAAGTAAAAAGTAGGGCAAGGTCTATTCTCATCTTTTCACCTTCACTAAAGGAACTATACGAGAAATCTTCATGTATAGGGGACTTCACAGTTTCCTTAAATTCTTCATCAAGATGGAAATTAATGTAAAAATCCATCATCTGAAGATAACGATTAACCTGCTGGTTTATAAATGGAAGATACTTTTTTATGATCTTCGTTTTAACTCCATCGTCTTTGAGCAGTGAATATGCAAAATCGTGATGAACGATTTCTTCTTTTTTATCAGATAACTCAACAAATGTGTGAGCTAAATTTGTCTTAAATTCGTCTAACTTTTCATGTTCAGAATTTCGGTTTGCAAGGTTTTCGGTAATAGTTTGAATTTCCTGTTCAAGATCTCTGATTTGTCGTTGATTTCCGCTAACCCTAGTATTGTTCTGAGAAATGCCATGTGTTAGATTAGTAATCTCCTTAGAAAGTGCATTGAATTGACGTTCTCGTTCTTGTTCAAACTGAATGGTCGATTCCAACTCATCGAAACCTTCCTTTAGTTCCTTTGCTTTATTTTGAACGTCCTCAATTTTATTTAACCTAAAAGACTCTTCAATATCCTGGGTGCAAGTAGGGCATACCGTATTGTCTATAAAAAACTTATGTTCTTTCGTAATGGCAGATACTTTCTGAGAGATTTTTCCCCGAAGTGTGTTTAGCTTTGATAACTTTTGTCTTGCACCTGCAACATCTTCTTGCTGCTTTGTAGTGTTTTCTAAATCTTCTTGAAGTTTGATGTTTTCTTGAAGATATCCATCAACCTCACTCATAAGATTTGCAATCTTGTTCTTATTTCCATCAATATTTTGCTTACCACGATTTTCCAACTCATCAATGAAGTTTTGTTGCATCTTCATCTTATCTTTGAGTGTTTCTTTCTTCAAATCAAGAGATTTAACTTTTTCTTTTTGAGTACGAATTTTGTCCTTCAGAATATTATTCATCAAAGAGAAAATACGAATATCTAGTAAATCTTCAATAACCTCACGACGATTAGCAGTAGTCAACTGCATAAAAGGCACAAAAGTACTACTACCCAAAATTACGATCTGAGTAAAAGACTTGTAATTAACCTTGAGGATATTATTCTCTAAAACCCTTTGCATGGCACGATCATCTGCCTCTCGATGCATTTCAACACCATTTACCACAATGTCAAACACAGTTGGTTTAATACCACGTCTAACAAGATATTGACGACTATTGATTTCAAACTCAATCTCAACTAAACAATCACGCTCATTTGTAGCATTGATCAGTTGAGGTTTGTTAATTTTACGAAAAGGTTTATTGAACAAAACAAAGGTGAGTGCATCTAGCATTGTAGATTTACCAGCACCATTTGTACCGATGATTAAGTTAGTATTACTTTCTTGAAAGTTTATCTCTGTAAATTGATTGCCAGTAGAGAGAAAATTTTTCCACCTAATCTTCTGGAAGGTTATCATCTAATTCTAAGTCTCTTGGAGGAATCACAATATCATTCGGTGTCACCACCGCATACTTGTAATTATACCTCTTACACGTCAAAATAGCAAGTGCATCATCAACCTCTACAACATCCATTTCTGCCTCTTCTTCATCTTCCAACTGCATAGCATATCTCTCAGCATCATCTTCATCTTCAAATAATATTAAAACCTTTTCACCATACTTATTGTGTATGGCGTAGGCTCCCTCTTCTTTAGAATCGCTGAGAGTTAAAAGAAACATTACTCTACCTCGCAAGCTTGTGAATAGACTTTCTGAAGGATTCCCTTGATAATAGTGCTATCACAATCAAACTCTGCCTCATCGATATATCGATTTAAGATAGAGATAGTGTTCTCACTTTCCTCAACTTCAAACTCTTCATTCTCTTGAATAGAAAAGTTTTCTACGATCTTTAGGTCTTGAATACCACAGGAATATAACTTATCTATAAACTTTTCAAATTTCTTAGGTTCGGTTTTCTTCCTAAC